ATGGCAAAACGTCCTAATGCGGAAGATTATATTGACATAGAAATTATCAACGATGCTGAACTAAGAAAATTATTTACAGAATTAATTCCTTCAGTGCAGAACCGTATTGTATTAAGTGGAATGCGCAATGCCAGCAAGATAATCCTTCAACAAGCAAAATCTAATTTTAAAGGAAGACAGAAAAACAAGAGTTTAACTAATTATAGTAATTTTAATAAATCTTTTACGACAGAACCAATGCGTTCAACCTTTGGATTAAAAGTTGGAGTAAAAAACTATAAATATAAATGGATAGAATGGGGCACGGATGACAGATATTATAAAAGAGGTGTAAAACGTAGTACTTGGCGAAAAAGAAAAGATAATAGTGGTGGTCATTACACGGGTAAAATAATTGCTACTAATTTTTTCTTTGATGCTGTAAATAGTCGAAAAGAACAAGCGAAAAAAATAGTAAGTGAAGCTATAGTTCAATCATTAGAAAAAACAGTTGCAAAATATAATAAGAAATAATGCCGACTATATTTTTAAATAAAAAGAAATATAAAAAGGAAAAAGAAACAAGCAAAAGGGATAATCTCAATCATAAGGCAGTATATAATACAAGAAAATGGAGAGAATTAAGACTGCAATTTTTAATAGAAAATCCCTTATGTAAAAGATGTATAAAAGAAAATAAATTTAATAGTGCTGTGGAAGTACATCACATAATACCAATTAGTACAGTAAATACATTACTTGAAAAACGAACATTAGGATATGATTGGAATAATTTAGAAGGATTATGCAGTAAACACCATAAAGAAGCACATAAAAATTATAATTAATTATAAAATATTATAAAATGATAGGAATTGGAAAAGTAATATATAATTTATTAACAGCAACAGGAACAACGATATATACAATCGTTGGAAAGAAAGTGTATCCGTTAATAATACCAGAAAATACACAACTCCCTTGCATTGTCTATGAACGTAATGGTAATTATGAATATAGTAGGGATGGACAGGCAATTGCAACAACTGTTGTTGATATTACCGTATTGTCTGAAGATTATTCGCAAACAATAAATATTGCAGAAGGTGTATTTAACATTTTAAATATGTATAGTGGCGAAAATAGTACCATACACGTATATAATACACGATTAATATCAGTACAAGAAACTTATGCTGAAAACGCTTTTATTCAAAAACTCACATTCGAAGTTAAATCAATATAAGGAATATTAAAAACCTTGTATTTATAATAAATAAAGAAAAAAATAATATTAAAAATAAAAATATAATACAATGGGAGTTAATCAACAATATTTAAGTTATGGTGGTGACTTAATGGTGTTTGTCGGTACGGGTGTGACCAAAACCCCAATAGCATTCTCGACATCGGCAAAATTAAATGTATCAATGAAGACAAGAGATATTTCTTCAAAAGATAGTGGTGATTGGACTGAAAAAGCAGCAGGTAAATTCGATTGGAATGCAAGCACAGACGGATTATCATCATTTGGTGCAACTGGTACAACACACTCGGTAGAAGATTTATACAGTTGTATGATGGCAAAAAATCCAGTAAATTTAGCATTTGGTACACGTTGTGGCACTTCTCCTTCGTGGTCTTTAAACACATTGAAGAAATATTTTAGCGGCAGTGCATTAATTACATCAATGGATATGACTGCAAACGACGATGAAACGGCAACTTATTCTGTTACGTTTGAAGGGAATGGAAAATTGTCAATTACTTAATTATTTTTTTACTATCGAAAGAAGCAGGTGAAAACCTGCTTTTTTTGTGTGATTTTTTTAAATTTTTTGAGTATTTATAATAAAATCAAATAATATGTTAGATAGTATAATAATTAAAATTAAAGACAAGGAATATATAGTAAAAAAAAGTTACCGTAGCCTTATGCTATTCGAAGAAATGAGTGGCAGAAATATAGACGAATTAAAAGACAGCGTAAATGATTTAATGTTACTTTTTTATTGCATTCTTAAAGCAAATAATCGTGAAATTTTTCAATATTCTTTTGATGAATTTATTGATGTCATAGACGAATATCCTGATAATGTGGAAGTTTTTAACAATTATTTGCTTGGTGAGGCAAAAAAAGTTGAAAAAAGTCCGACAAAAAAAAAGCAGAAAAATCAGTAAAAATTATTGATATATATTCAATTGTTGTTGGTGCTTGTCATATCTCACCAAAATACTTTTTAGATGAAATGTGTAGTGCAGAATGTGATGCAATTATACAGGGATATAATGAAAATTATAAAAATGGTTGGGAACAGACAAGGTATATAGCTTATGTTATAGCTGCCACCAATAGTGATAAGATAAAATCACCTAAAGATTTATTATCGTTCACGTGGGAAATAGAAGAAGAAAAGGAAATAATAACTAAAGAAGAAAGACTGAAAAGAGAACAAGAAATGTTGGACTGGTTAGCTAAACAAAAATAGGATGTAATTAATTACATCTTTTTTTGTATTTATAATAAAAGATTTATATGGGTAAGTTCACATTATTGACAACTCTCACACTGGCTGCAGCAGGTTATGAAAAAGGTATAGATAAAGCTAAAAAATCAGCTAAAGCACTTGGTGATGGTGTTAAATCTGCAGGAAAAACAATGACTGATGCTTTAAAGCCAATGGGTGGTATTATTGATGGCGTATCCGACCAATTAGGAGGAATACCAAAAGTAATAACTGGTGGTGTAAGTGCATTTAAAGCGATGATACCAGCCATTAATGGAGTAAAAATAGCATTAATAACAAGCGGTATAGGTGCAATAGTGGTGGCACTTGGAACTGCATTTGCGGCATTAACAACATATCTTAAAGGTACTGAAGAAGGTTCAATGAAATTGCATAAAGTGCTTGGTTATATTAAAGGTGCTTTTAACGCATTGCTGGTGCGTGTACAGTTACTTGGTGAAGCTATATCATTAGTTTTTGAAGGAAGGTTTAAGGAGGCGGGAATGAAACTAAAAGAAGCATTTGCTGGTGGTCTTTTAGAAGAAATTAAAGAAGATGCAAATGAAATGGCAGGTTATGCTGAAAGAGAAAATAAACTTTTACTGGATAAAAGAGCATTAACTGAACAAGAAGCTAAATTGAAATTGAGAATAAGCGAACTGGACTTAAAGATTTATAATAAAGAAAATGATGCTAATGAACGTTATAAAGCACTTCAAGAGGTTAAAGCATCCGAATTATCCTTAATGAAGGAAAAACTCCGTATTGCTCAAGAAGAGTATGACATAGTGAAAAGTCAAAATGAAATGAGTAAAAGCGGTACTAAGGACATTGATAAAGAAGTGGAATTAAAAAATAGAATATTAGATATACAACGAGAGTATAATGAAATAATTTTATCATATATAAGAAAGGAAAATGAGATAAATAATTTACTTAAAAAACAAGTTGAAATTACCAGAGAATTACCAATACCTATTGCGGATACTGGTAATCTTCTTAAAAATGTGTCTTTTGCAGTATCAAATATTGATAATACTAAACTTGTTGAAATGAAAAATACTGCAGAAGAGATAAAAAAACCTTTAACTGATTTAGAGATTATTATAGGTAATATGCTTCCATCTGCAGTAGTGAGTTTGACAGATGCGTTTGGTGAATTTTTAAGTGGTACTGAAGGTGGTTTTAAGAATTTGATAACAACAGTACTTCAAGGGATTAAACAAGTTTTAAATGCTCTCTTAGCTGAAGCTATTGCTGGAATGCTGGCTGGTGAGGCTAAGAAAGGTATAATAGGTTTAATTACTGGTGCTATTGGTGTTAGTGCATTGCTCGCACTGTGGCAGTCAAAAGTTCCACAATTTGCTTCAGGCGGTATTGTCAGTGCACCCACTCTTGCAATGGTTGGTGAGTACCCTTCTGCCAAAAGCAATCCCGAAGTAATTGCACCACTGGATAAATTACAAAAATTAATTGGTGGTGGTTATGGTGGTGGTGAAGTAACGTTTAAAATTCAGGGTACGGAATTGGTTGGTGTATTAAATAATCAAAACAGAAAAATAAACAGTTATAGATAATGGCATATGGTGTTAAATATCGAATTGAGTATGAGACTATTAACAGAAATAAAAGAACTATTGATATTCTAAAGGACGGTTATATAGGTGCAATAACGTCACTTGTACCGTCTGATAATCCTTTAGAAATATCTTTTGATGGTAATGTTGATAATATTTATAAACCAACTGTTGGTGAAGGTGCTGTTATTACTTTTTACGCAACACCATTAACACTGCTTGATTTATTTACTGAAAATCATCAAGAATTTATGGTAAAAATATATAATGGTAATAGTGGTACAAACCTATTCTGGCAAGGTTTTGTAGATGCAGATATATATAGTGAAGATTATAGTGCAGCAAATACAACATTAATTACTATATACTGTAATAATGGAATGGCAGCATTGGATAAAATACCATATTTTAATACTAATAATAATTCATATTATACTGGTACAACAGCAATAACATATATATTAACAAACATATTTGATAAATTAGCAATAAAATTTACCGATATATATACATCAAATGATTTAAGAATAGCAGATTATACAACAAATTTCTTTTTTTATCTTGAGTTAGCACAAGAAAATTTCATTGACGAAAATGGTAATTGTTTCAGTTGTAGAAAAGTTTTAGATAGTATTGCTGGCGGTTTGGGTCTTGTTGTTAAATTTAAAGGAACTTCAATATATTTTATTGACCCTATAAATTTACATACTCCGTCAAAAGGCAAACATTACAATTTAACACCAGTAATTGGTTATGGCGAAACACAAAGTAATGTAGGTGAATATATTGATATAAGTGGTAATACTCTTTCTTGGTATAATACTGGCAGTAACCTTGATATAATATCAAGCAAAGATGAAATAACCGTTAACTATGACCCTTACAATTTTGAAAACAGCAAATATACTTTTGGTGAAAGCAGTAATTGGCTGACAACTGGAACATTTAGCAACAAAACTGGATATTATACTAATACAAGTATAAGTTATAAAGGATGGATAAATTACCATAATAAATATAATGGTTATGCTATAAAAAAAGAAATAAATGATGCACCAGAATATGGTATATTCGTTGGTAATGATGCTGCTGGTGCAACGGGATATTATCGTTATAATTTTCCACAGAGCAATATTACACAAGATGGTAACATAGCCTTATTATTAAAAATGAAAGTATTTGTCAATACTCATTCTTCAGAAAATATATATAATGAAGAAACTGAAACTGATGTACATATGGTAAAAATGCCAGTACAAGTAAAGGTAGGAAATCAGTATTATTACGGTGGCAATTCGTGGAAAGCAACATCAACTTATATATATTTAGACGTTGTTGAAAAACCATATAATTTTTATTATTATCTGGGTTCATCTCACGTAAATGACAAATGGAATGAAGCAGAACTTCTTGTTCCTTTGCGTCAGTCAACAGAAGAAAATTTAATAAGTGGTAATGTTGAAATAACTATAATGGATGATTTTAGAAATAAAAATAGTCAAGGCTATTATTATGTATATCCGTTGGGTGTTGCAGCAAAAGTTAAAAACTTAATTATAAAAGATGTTGAAATTGAAATAATAAATTTAAATACTGGTGATAAAATAGGTAATGAAGGAATTAGCTGTTATTCATCAAAACAAATACAAATAACCGACAAAAAGCTCGAACATAAAATAACTTCTGGAACTGGTACATATGGTTGTAGTCGTGGTGCGTTTAAAACTATGCAGCAAGTTGTCTCTGGTTCAAATATTAGTGGATTAGTACGGTCAACAAGTGGTACGGGCGGAACTATGTATCCCACACATCAATTAATTTTACAGAATTTATGTTCCCAATACAAACAACAAAGATTTAAATTAACTGGAACTTTGGACGTTAAATCATATATAATGAATATTGATTTAAAATTAATTAAAGATAATAAATATTTAAGTGGTAAAGCATTTTATATAGTTAGCGGAAAATATAATGATGTAAATGAAGCGATGGATGTTGAAATGATAGAATTAACTAATACAAGAGATAATATAATATAATATAATAATGGCAATAGCAGTAAAAGAACATAAATTATTACCAGTCAGAAGAGACGGTCAAATTGGTGGTCAAACAGCTTCAATTAGTTCATCTGGTGGTGGTTTTTCTGGTGGTGGCGGAACAACATTTACTGGCGGGACAGGAATAATCATTACTGGTAATACAATTAAAGTTGATTTTGGCGCAACGTCAACACAAGTTGCTTGTGGCAGTCATACACATACACTAAATAATTTATCTGATGTTAATATTACCACACCACTGACTAATCATATATTACAATACAACGGTACTTGTTGGTGTAATACTTCAACAGTAGGTTTATCGTTGACCGCAAATTGTCCAGTTTGTTACAACGGTAGTACTTTAGTTAGTTATGCTGGCGGTGGCGGTGGTGCAACTTGTTTGGATGCATTAACTGATGTTGTTATAAGTTCACCTTCAAATGGTCAAATAATACAGCATAATGGAACTACTTGGTGTAATACTTCAACAACAACACTGTCATTAACTTGTAATGAAATATTATGTTATAATGGTACTGCAATAGTAAGTCTTGCAGCCACAACAATGACAGTTGGTAATGCATTGGCATTATGTTCTTGTGTACCAGCTTGTTTTGCTGCTGCAACACATTGCCACTGTAATTTATATAATGCTTCAAATGTAAAAGCGTGCACGACATCAACTGGTTTATGCATAATAGGTTGTGCATATTCAACAGATTTTATTGCAAGTAGTGATAAACGATTAAAAACAGATGTAACACCAATATATAATGCATTATCAACGGTCTTGCAATTAAAAGGTGTGTATTACAAGTTAAATAACACGAATGAGTGTAATATAGGTATGATTGCACAAGATGTTATACAAGTATTACCAATGGTTGTTAAAGAAAATGATGGTTACTATGGAATAGAATATAGCAAGATAACAGCAATACTTATTGAAGCGGTTAAAGAACAGCAAAAATGTATTTATAAATTGGAAGACAGAATAAATGAAAGGGTTTAATTATGGCAATGCCAGCAAGTGGAAATATAGCAATACTTGATAATACATTACAAACTTGTAGTAGTATTAGTTGTGCCGTGACTGGAAACAACACGCCACCAAAATGTTTGACTGCACTTGGTGCTGCTGCTGGTTTTACAGCACCTTATAAAATGAGTGATTTTTATGGTTATGGTGCAGTTGTATATAAATCTGTTTCTTTTTCAAATATTGCTTCAACTTGTCCTAATAATGACGAATTAATTGAATGTACTTGTTCCTATCTCGCTTACTCAACAGCAATGTCAAGTGGTGATTGCTACTGTCCCACTTTCTGCTGGTGTTTATCCAGAGGTGGTACAACTACAAGAAATGGCACAATGGTAGCAAGAATATGCTGCAATGGAAGTATTAAATGTACTTGTTGTGTTATTTGCGGTGCTGCTGTAAATTGCAGTGGTACTTGGAGTTTTTTAGTTAAATATAATGATACTGTTTGTGTACTTACTTGTGCGGTAAGACACCTCACAGATACAACAGCATTGCCAGTACGTGCAAGTATCTGTTTAAGTTCATTAATAAGTACTTCTGGTAGTTTTTGTGTAGGGTCTCCATCATATCAACTTTCACAAACTTGTGTACCAGTGACGTAAAACAAATATAAATTATATGGGAATATTAGCAATAAATAATAAAGTAATAATGTTAAATGGCAAAGCACTTTCACTTGGAATATCTTACAAAAGTATCCAATTTAGTGATATAAGCAGTACTTGTCCTAATAATGACGCATTAACTGAATGTACACGTGCTTGTGTTTATTCTGTGCCAGCAATGTCAAGTGGCGAATATTATTGTCCCACTTTCTGCTGGTGTCTGTCCAGAGGCGGTACAAGTATGATAAATGGCACAATGATAGCAAGTGTTTATTGCAATGGAAGCGTTAAATGTACTTGCACAGTAATAAGTTGTGTTACAGAAAATTGTAGTGGTAGCTGGAATTTTCAAGTTAATTATAATGATAATATATGTATAGTGACTTGTGCGGTAAGGCACGCTTCAGATGATACATTAAGTCCAATTCGTTCCAGTATATGTTTAAGTTCAGTTAGTAGTACTTCTGGTGGTAATTACTGTGTTGGAAGTCCATCATATCAACTTTCACAAACTTGTGTACCTTCAATGTAAATAAAAAATAAATATAAATTATATATTATAATGGCAACATTAACAGCAGAAACATCAGGATAATAAATTAGATAATTATGGCAAATATAGTATATAGATGGAAGAAACCTGAACTTACTGTAACTTTAACAGAAGGCGGGACTTTGCTTCCAAATACAACATATTATTACTTTGGTTTTTTTAAAGATTTATCAAATACAACTTGGGTATATCATATGTCGCACAGTCCTATGTCTGATGTATCAACTTTCACAACCACAAGTACACATAAGTCAGTATCTGTTACGTGGCAGACATCTGGTGAAATTGAAAGTTTTAGTGATGGTGGCGATGGAACAACTATCGTTACATCACATTTACATTGTTTAACAACTGGTAACAAAATTATAATAACCAGTTCAAATTATTCAGGCACGTATACAATAACTTGGCTTGGTGCTCATACTTTCAGAATTAATAAAGCATTTGTTGGTGATGAAACTGGTAGTTGGATATGTAAAATTTTTCCTAATCGTGCACAAACAATTCAAATGTGGTGTGACACGACAAACCCATTTAATAGTGAAGGTGTTTTTGTTGGAGCAATAAATAAGATGAGCCACGGACCGTACGTGTCTGCTTACAACACCAATCCGTTTAATATTACCGCACCTTATCTTGTAACTGCATCACCGACATATTGTACGTGGACTGGCTATATATTCCCATATCCACAATATAATAATCTTACAAGAAATATTGGAAAACCATCAATTATTATTGATGAAGGTACAACAAGCATAGCAACAATAAATAATTTAATAAAGGAATATGAAATAGATGAATATAATATAATAACTAATAATTTGATAAAGTTAACTGCTCACGTAAAAATTACAACACCGAATGTATTAACACTTACAAGTTATACTATTATTCAAGAATGTTGTACTTTCCAATGGGAAGCAATGACATTATCATATGGCGTAGGTATATCAAATAAGGGACGACAAAGAGCAATAATGAAATATAATGTATCAAATAGTGTTGTATTTTCTGATTGTGCAGTAGATGGAATACCAAAACCAATTGTGGGTACAACAAATTCATTTTATATGGATTTAAATTTTTCTTATTCCACGTTTTATTTAGAAGAATATAATTTATATAATTCCAAATTAACTTGGACTTCTCCAAATGGATACCTTAAAAATTCAAATATTTATGATTTTTATTTATATCTGGTATATTATTATGATAATATAGGTGTACAGCCACGTACATTACAGAATATTTATATAAGATATAGAAGTTACGATATTATGGTTTATTCGTATTCAGCAGATGAACGCCAATGTTATTATGAAAATGTTGACACATCAAGAGCAAATAATAGAAAAGTAATAACATATGCTGGTACTTTAGCAAATTTAGAACAAACATCATTTTATTTTATGAGAAAATTTACTACTCAAATAGTAGATACAAATAATATTCCTATTGTTGGAGCAAGTATAAATATAAAAGATGATAAAAATCAATCATATAATTTAACAAGTGATGAAAACGGATATGTTGTAATAGATGTTATTGAACAAACACACGTATATAATAATTTAAATACATATTATGAAAATTTCGAATTAACTATATCAAAAAATGGTTATGTAACACAAAAACAATATTATGCATATGGTAAATTAATGTCAGATGCATTAAATAATAATAAAATATGGTTAAATACCACACCATTACCAGTTTATTATCAAGATAATCTTATTGGCGAAACTAATGAACAAGAATTAATTGCAGAACTATCAGCAGAAAATTTTAAAGGTAAAGTAAATAATGATGTTCTTTCTGGAAAAATAACTTAAAAAAAATTGTATTTATAATAAAATAATATGGATAATTTAACAGCATATAAAAATACCAATAAAACTATTACTGTTACTTTACCATCTCAATTATCTGGTGCAACTGACATAAAACTATATGTTACCGATAAAGAAAATGGTGGTAATTATATTATATCTGGTCATACTGGCACGACATCGCAAGGTACAACTATATTTGAAATATCGGCATCAAAAAATAATGTTGAAGAATATGTTTATTGGTACAATGTTGTTGTCAAATATCAATCAAAACAATATGCAATAGCTGAAGGAACATATACTATTTTACCGTCATTATTGAAAAATTAAAATGAGAATGGAAAAGATATATTGTTTTATCATATGTAAATTAAGTGACACGTTTCCACCTATTGGTGGTACTGTTGGTGCTATATCACAAGCAAAAACATTTCATTATTTACCCACTTGGGAAGCAATTATATCAACAATAATCATTGGTGTTGTTGGTGGTATTATAGGTTATTTAGTAAAATTAACACTGGATTTTGCGTTTCGAAACTTCAAGAAAAAATATAAAATTTAGTCAAAGGTGAGTTAATGCTCACCTTTCTTTTTTATTCAATTATCAAAATATAATAAATAATCGTATTAATAATAATTTATATTAATATATTTGTTTTAAATTTTAAAAACATTATAAATATGAATAATATTAGACGTAAAGAAATTGCAACTTGTCTTGACGCATTAAATGCTGTTAGAGATGATATACAGGCATTGCTTGAGGAAGAACAGGAATGCTTTGATAATATGCCAGAAAATTTAGCTGCATCTGAAAATTATCAAAATTCAGAAAATGCTATTAATGACTTGGAATGTGCTTTATCTGACCTTGAATCAGCAATAGAATATATTGAAAATATATTATAAGAAAAGGTGAGCATCAACTCACCTTTCTTTTTTATTTAATTTTAAATTAGTCACAAATTCACATTTTCTTAATTTTCTCAATTTCCGCTTCAAGTATAGCAATACGCTTTGCTTTTACAGCTTCAACTGCTTTGTTACTGTATTTAACAAAATCAATGTAATCATCACCCATTGCGTTAGCAAATGATTTAAATTGTACACCCTTGTTGGGTTTTTTCATTAATGTCTCTTTGACAAGTACAGCAAGTTTTGATGGTGTCAT